CAGGCTTCAGTTACATGGCCCCTTTATCCGTTACGTTGCTGAAGGAAATGCGAGCTAATGTACCACAAACCATAAATGCACATTCCAGTCCATTGGATCCAATAATGGATACTAGTACTATTCCCTATTTACCGGGTGTAGATACGTGTGGAATATTGAAGAGTAAACCAGCTACACAACCTCCGTGTGTGCTCCGACACACAGAGTTACAGTCTGCAACCACTAAGAAACCACCAGAATTTACTGAATGCCTTCAACCTGCAACGCTACATGGCCCTGTTGCTTTGCAAGCTACCAATTTTCTTAAGAGAGGAACGCTTAACAGTAACCCATTGTTAGATGACTTACTCAAAAAAGACGACTGGTTATTACCATCCATTAATTGGAGTAAATTTATCGAGAAGCCTTTAGATAGTCCTAGTTCAATAGCTCCTCATGAGGTATTACTTGGTAAACCAGGTGTGCTTGCCGGTATGAATGATAAAACCTCCTGTGGTCCACTGTTTAAACGCGGCATTTATACCATTGATGGAAAACAAGTTGTAGATAAAAAGCAACTGTGGTGTTTAGAAGAAGGTACTGTTAACCGCGAGTTTCTAGAGATGTGTACTGCACGTGTTAGGCTTAATCGTAAAGGAGAATTCGTACCTACTGTCGTAGAGGCGCGTTACAAACAAGAGTTGCGTGATGCCTCTCAAAAGTATGTTCAGTTACGTCGAGACGAGTCCGGCGTGTGGAGTCCCTTTACCGGTCCTTTGGAAAAAGGAGACGCTGCAGGCTTAGTTCCCAGAGAGTTTTATGTGTCTTGTCCAATTGACAACTTCGCATTACGCGCCCTCTTGTGGCCTTACATGGAACGAAAACATGCTATGACCGATTGCAATACATGTCAAGTTGGTATTAACCCGTACTCCATTCAATGGCGTAACATTAAAGCACGACTTAAAAAGTTTCCGAACTTAATTTTGATTGATGTTAAGAGTTGCGATAAAACGGTTATGCGTATAATGGAGCCTAGTTTTTACCGTAAACTCTTGTATGCCTATCAAACAGCAGAGGACACAACTTTAGGTAGGTGGATAAAAGCAATAAGTACCAAGTGCTTCTCACACCTAGCTATAGTGCGCATGCCTTTAGGGGACAAAGTCGTAGAAGCAGTAGCTGCATTGAATGCTACCGTGGCTTCGGGGCAATGGGTTACAACAGAGCTTGACGGCGACTGGGTTTACTTCTTGTATCGGCTGGCCTTTGCCTATTTTACATCAGCCAAAGGCCTGGAGCTGGAGTTTGAGGATCATGTGGTTATTATCACCTATGGTGATGATCAATGTGTGAGTGTGTCTGATGAAGTCGCACCTTGGTTTCATCGACAGTCGATTGCTAGTTTCTGTGAAATTCATTTTGGTGTAATACTCACGTCTTTACGGAAAGTACCCGTCAAAACAGACCGTTTACGTTTTGATGAATGGAAAGATCTGGAGTTTCTCCAGAGACGTTTTTATACCGATAGAAGAACTACTGCCGTTTTGGCACCACTTAGTTTATCGTCCATATGGAATAGCCTCATATGGACGGCTCATAAAGGAATGCCCTCTGCGGAAGCCGTTCCTTATTATCAACAAATTCTTGATGGCGCGTGTTACGAAATGGCTTTACATGGTCATAAACAGTTTCGAATATTCCGAGACTATTTTAAACCGAAGTTTG